AGTTAGGGGTGAGTAGATAGCTTCTACTGTTACTGTGGTTAGTAGCAACGGGATAAATTTTCTAACCAAAAACTTAACAATCAAACAAAGAGGTATTGAAATGAGTGCACAAATAATTACATTGAAAAATGATATAACTATTGCCAATTTCTCATCTCCTCATCCATTTAATTTTACTACTGGTGAAGTATTGCCAGCTTGTGATGATGTTTGGTCTAAGGAAATGATGCTGGATATTGATGAGACAGAGTACTCTGTATTTGAAGATGGATTGATATGGACAGATGTATCATTAAAAATTGATGTACCAAGAAATGTTCGTGAAGAATTATATAAATTGATGCATAATGATGATATTGATATTATTCTTGTGCCTCATATGGTATTGCAAGCTATGAAGGATTTTCCGATGATTACTGATAAGTGTCGTGTTATTCGTTGTGCAGATAGAATAACAAAAGAGATATATCCAGATAAATTTTGCATTTAAATAAGGAATAATCACAATGATAAATCAAGAGGTATTTAGACGTAGCCTGGATTCATGGCATAAGTTTAAATGTTCTGGAGGTTGTCCTCCGTTATTGACCTAGGGTTGATCATGTCATAAAACTGTTCAACAATTATAGACCGCCGTCTGAGAGCTGACTGAGCGTTCCGATGTAGGCCTCGCCTGAAGGACAAACAAAGCTAGCGGTCTATTTAATTTAATGAACAAAAGGAGTAAACAATGGGAGAACAAGTCAAAACAAAACCACTAGATGTGGAAAAATCAACAATAATGGGATATTTGAAGAATATGCTGGGTATTGGTGAGGGAATGTCAGGTGATTTTCTTCAACAATACAAGATACTCGATAAGAAAGACAAAGCCGAACTTCGTGAATATGCAATTGAAGAAATGGAGTATTATGGGATAGAGATTGAAACACACATCAAATAAAAGGTACTAACAATGATACAAAACATAGTCATATTGCTCATCATAACCATTGCCTTGATCAATAACTATCGAAAGAACAAGGTAATCAAGGAATGGCAGAACGATTATAACAAGCTTTATACGAGAAAGGTGCGTCACGAACAAGAATGTCCAATGTATAAGCATATCATATAACTACAGTTGAGACGATATCCCTTATGAGGACCGTGTAAGTCGGACTTGGTTACAAACCGAGAAAATATATGTCGTCTCAATTTAACGAATAAACAGAGAAGGGGAAAAAATGACTACATACAAGTTTAAAATAACTGTAGTGGATATTGATGAAGGTCCATTTGCAGTTATAGACAAAACTGTCGAAGGTACGTATGAACAAGCCATAAACTACGTAACTGGATACATTCAGGGATTAAGAGATTCAAGTCCAAACGATCGTGAATTTACCTATGAAGACGTTTCCGTCAGATTAAACGTGAATGATGGAATTGAGCTTACGTGGCCAAAGGCTGTTCAAGAAAGATCTGTAATAAATGGGAATTAAGTTTGTCGGCATCCACTTATCTCCCTTGGTATAATGTCACGATTGTGCTCATATTACGAGTGGATGTCGATACTTTTAACAACAAAAGGGAGAACAAAATGAAAAATCAACATTACTTTACTAAAGAAGAAACCACATATATGTTAATATCCAAAAACAAACAATTCCATAGAAATCCAATAGAAATGGTTGAAAAATCCTATCAAGGTGAAGACAGGATGACTCAACTGGAAATCGAAATGGCTGAAGACAGAATTTTGGACTGTTACGACTATATGCAAAACAGGAAAGACGAAACTCTTCTGATAATTAAATTGGAAGACAGTTGGAAAATAAGGAGAAACTACATATGAACGATATTATAGACGTATCATTATTAAAAGGTGAGGCAGCATTGGATTCAGTAAGAAAACTTGAAAAAACCAATTTAATCGAAGAAAGTTCAGCTACAATTAAACATAAGGTAATTAAGGAATTGATAAATAAAATGGCTTTTCTTTTACTTAAACTATCGCATTTTGTAATAGAATCCGAGAATAACGACAATGCCATAAAACTTTTAGAACGGATATCCAACATTCAAATGAAGATACTCAATATAATTCATAAAAAAAATACATGATATTATTGGTGATAGTTTAGTAGAGCCTAAGTCAAGGATCGCTTCCATAACGGTTTGATATACATTGCGTATTCTCCGTCCGATAGAGTGTTAGTCGATCTAAATGGTAAGTTTGTAACCAAAAATACAACTGCGGCTGTGTATTATATCCTAGTGATATTTAAATATATCTTAATGGCTAGGCTCTTATACTAACGAAAGTGCTATCACCATAAATATTTCATTAAAAATTAACGTAAATGATCACAAACAAACAAAGGAGATCAAAATGATCAAGAAAAAGAGGATAAACAACCCTTGGGGGAGAGCAGGTAAACCAAAGTTCTCAAAGGACTTGTTTATGAACAAAGTAGTCGAGGGATCCAAAAAGTTTCTCTCATCACCCTTTAAAGGAGGACGATATGATAAAATATCAACAAGGTGACGTTGTATTCATTGCAATAAATACGGATGAATGGATTATTGAAGAAAAACCGATGGGTAAAGTTATGGCACGCACAGATGGAGGTGGAAAGTTAATTGGGAATGAAGAAAAAGAAACCCAACAAGTAAATTCCGATTGGAACAATAAGGATAACGTAATGACGGTTGCTCATGGTGAAGCTACAGGTCATTCTCATTCATTCAACATGGTAGATCATGATCCAGGTATAGGCGTAACCGCATTTGGTTCTTATTCCACAAGAGTGGGATCAGTGCCAAAATACGTTCATATTGAAGGAGGTTCAGCTACGATTAAACATGAGGAACATAATCCCTTAACCATTCCACCAGGACATTATAAAGTCAGGATAGTAAGGGAATTTGATCATATTTCTCGTACAACCAGATCGGTAATGGACTGATGGGTATTCGTATAGACAGTTTTCACAATATGGAAAAAGTTGGAGAACTTCATACTTTGGTAACATCTGGAAGAATTGGAGATTCAACTACGTTTTTAGCTGGGATGGGATACAAACATCTTGTGTTCCATTTCGTGAAAATGAGTAAGAAAACCGTAAATGCTTATGGTTTCGACAGATCCTGGTTTAATAGAACCGATCACAAAAAACCATTAATGAAGATAACTAAAAATCATTTCCATTTCTTAAACGGAAACTTTTCTCATACGGCAGAACACAGAGGTAAAGCAAAAGTTGGATGTTGGTCTTATACCTTTAGAGGATTCATAAGTATGGGTTTGATTCCAAATGCAAAATTGAGATATCTGAGAAATGGTACTTTAGTGACTTTTAACGGACATGAAGTAGCGACTCATTATCCAATGAAAGTTAATTGGGAAGGTGATATCATAAGCAGAATTCCAAAAGCAGCAAAACTCTTTACGGAAAAATGCTATCAAGACGATAAAGACATCATCAATCGAAATGCAAGAGCGAATTACGGCAATACTCGTGTAATTAGGCTTATTCGTGAAGCTAAGATAAATGGTAACTGGGATAAAATCCATCCTATCGACGTATTCAGTTTAAGGAATGTAGCTGACAGAACGGAACTTATCGAACATTTTGGTTATAATGCAATTCTAGACAATTTGAATTATGAAGTTGTGGATAAAGACGAAATCGACGGAAGAAAGTATGAATTGTTGAGATTTGAATTTCCAGATGGTCTTACAACGTATTTGAAGATGATCAATCCATCAACAGATGAAATCTGTATAGAGGGAGTTCCCAACAATATACAATGGAATTGGCATAGTGAAATCACCATGAATAAAGTAAAAGAAGCTTTGGCATGGCGTGATGGAGACGAAGAAGAGTACCTGGTTCCAATGGCATTGACGTAAAAAAAATGAGAAGGCAAGTCGATTATTATGGCTTGTCTTCTCGTTAAATCGTAAATTTATGGTCAAATAAAAGACTATATATCTTTTAAACAGAAAGGAGAAACAAATGAACAAAATCCTAATGTTCGACACTGAACATGGATCACATACCTTAGGCGGAGAAAAGGAAATACAAGAGATGTTCAACTGTCCAGTGTTGAAACCAGCTCAATTTTCCGATTTTCGAAAGATAATAACCGATATGTACACCGTTCAAAGGGTGGAAGTCGACAAAACAATTTCGGATGATTTCGTCATAAAGGAAGTTCAGGAAAAAACAATTCTTAAGAATGGTATTGAAATAAATACCTTGATTATTGATTCTTTTTCCGAACTGGCAAAGAAGTATCAAAGATCGTTACTGGACAAAAGCGGTACGATGAAACTGATGGCATGGAGTAAATTGAAAAATACTCTTGACACTCTTCTTGAATTCATAACCAAAGTTCCAGGAGTTCTTGTCGTTACGTGTCATAGTAAAACCGAAACTCTGGAAGACGGTAGAACGAAGATTAAACCATATATCGACGGCAGTACTAAAGAAGACATAAGCAAATGGTTTGATTTCGTATTGTACACTTACACCAAAAGAAACGGTAAGTCCGAAGATTACATGTGGAGAACGAAACATTCGGAAATATTCGAACACGCCAAAGACAGAACCGATCTTTTACCTTCAGACATAAAACAGGATTTTCAACCTGTAATTGCAGCTGCCAAAGAAAGAGGATTTTCCAATGTGAGAATCATGGTGGTTGGAAGTCCAGGCACTGGAAAAACCAAAAGCTTGGAAACATTGATCAATAAAGAAAAGCCGAAAGGAGAAACAAATGGCAATTAAAACAGTAACCGTAAACTCTGGTAATGGAGCCGATTATGAGGCTGGTTGGAAAGAACTAACCATAAAAGAAGCCAAATATGACCATTACAACAACACCAAATTCATGGATGTTTGGTTTGAAGACTATCCAGACAACTTGAATGCTCGTGTATATCAAGCGGTTAACAAAACGACCAAAGAGGAATTCAGAATTTCAAATTGGTTTAAATTCGCAAATGCAGGAATACAGGAAGTGATTGAAAACGGATCCAAACAGTCAGTGATAACTTATGACGATGATCCTTTAAATCTAACTGGTACTACCGTCAACGTCTTGTTTTATAAAGATGAAAATACGGGTTATGCTCGTATTTGGCGTGATCCTGCTCCCACCATAATGGAAACGGATAAGATGTCATATACGGATAAAGACGTTTCTTATTGGAAGAATCGTGCGGAAAGAGATCTAAACACATGGCAATCAAGAAATGGAGAAAGTGAAAGTGCCATTATGGCTACTGAACAATCGATAACCGATTTACCTGAAGGTGAAGAGCCTCCATTCTAATCGTTTGACGACATTAAAGGTTGGTGGATGTCATTACCCTTGAAGCAGAACCGTTTGCACGTGTACTTAAAGGGTGATATTATTTTTCAATAAACTATCGAAAATAAGAGCAATTATCACTCATTTTTGCAATATTCACCAACCTTTTTTAAACAAGGAGTATCAAATGACAATTACCGTAAAGAAACACATAGGCAATATGATAAAATGGTATTGGGATAACAGAAAATTGGGATTCCGTACCAGAGACATACAAAGCCTTTCGAAAAGAGGAGAAAAACTTTATGGAAAAAGATTGGGTTCTCCTACAACTTACGATAGAACTTTCAGAGACATGAAAGAAAAAGGAGAAATCAACGTAGTGGAAAAAACAACCAAGACCGATTCAATTTGGCTGTTGAGGGGACATAAGTTATGATATACAAGGAATATGCGTTTTCGCTTACCAACAGACATCATTTCTTTCCTCCCAACAAAATATCATCATTTTACAATATAGCTTCCGATACTTTCATGTCCTTATGGGATTATGATGAAGAAGTAACGGAATACGTCAAGAAAAAAAAGACTTTATCTGGATATAGAGGAAATCTGTATATGCCAGATGAATTCATATTCGATGTTGACGGATCTAATATAGATCAAGCGAAGGAATTGACTTTTGCATTGTTGGATTTGTTGGACAATATCGACATATCCATACCAACACAAATTTACTTTTCTGGGGAGAAAGGATTTCACGTACACATATCAAATACGGCATTCAAATGGATACCGTGCAATGATCTGCATTTAAAGGTTAAGCACGTTTTGAAGAATGCAGGTATATATGATTATGCGGATCCACTGGTGATAGACAGAACCAGGTTGATTAGAATTCCCAATACGTTGAAAGTACATTCTGGATATTGGAAAGTTCCAATCAAAAGAGAAGAAATACAGGAAGTAAACGAACAATGGCTTGACATAAATGCAGCTAAACCGAGAGATAAGTTTCAATTTGAAGAACTGGACACAAATCCAGTATTCGACGTAACCACATCTCTTCCAAAAGCTAAGTTTGTATCACAAGGCAGAACTTCGATATCCAACAATTACATATGCATTCAGAAGATGATGGAAAACGTTCCATATGGTTTTAGACATAAGGCTGCCTTAACCCTTGGTTCGCATTTAAGGATAAGATTCCCTGAGGATGCAGTAAGGATATTCATGGAATATTGGAGAGATAAGATATCTTCCATTGAGAATCCATTTACCGAACAGGAGATGGAACAGATATTGAATTCAGTATACAATGCAAACAATGGAGAGGGTTATAATTTTGGATGCAATTCCGAAATAAAGGACAGACTGTGCTCTCCAGAATGCAAACTGTACAAATCCAAGAAATCCATCAGTAGTTACAAAGTAAGTGATTTGGAAAAAGAATTGATAAGATTTTATTCCGAAGATCAGGATCCTTTGGATGTGGGAAGCTTGTACGATCAACATTTTCCAGTGCATCCAGGCGAAACATTACTTATTACCGCACCACCAGAATCAATGAAATCCATGCTTATTCTAAATTGGCTGCTTGCTTTCAAAAAGCATTCATATTTCATGGAATTTGAAATGTCCAGAAGACAAGTGATGGAAAGGATATCAATGATTCACAATGGTTGGAACAACCAAACAATGATGGAGCATTATAAAACTGGAAAGAACGGAATGCCTGAAATAAATCATATAGAGTTTGAATTTGAACCATGTTTTCCATGGGAGATCCAAAAGAAACTTGATGTGATTGATTTCAAGCCTGAAGTCATATTCATAGATCATTGTGGTCTTATGAAATCCAGATTCAGAGATGAAATATCCAAAGATAAAGACGTTTCTGAAGGTATAATGAATCTTGCCAAAGATCTAAACTGTATCGTTATAGGCATATGGGAATTGTCTAAGGATGCATTCAAGAATGGAATCGATATTTCGAGTCCGTCTGGATCATTCAGGATATCCTATAATGCAAATAAGATACTGGCGTTAAAGCCAATAAGAGGCAATGAAGGAGCAATAGATCATCTCGAACTCATCACTTTGAAGAATCGAGAACAGGAAAGGCTCAATTGCAGGCTTGACATAGATCAAAGAAAGAATGGGAGAATCATATGAAGAAGAGGAAAATGCATGAGATATCGACTGATATCATGAAATTGCAAATGGGTCTGGACATGCAGGATCCAAAAGAACGGGAGATTCAGCTCAATGACTTGTTTATTGAGTTGTTCTCCAAAGAAGACGGCATTTATTGGTTGTATACGGATAACGATAAAAAGATTGAAATGATTAAGGAACACATCAAGAAATGCAGAAACATCATAAACATGATCATACGTGACAACGAACAGATAAAAGGTATGGTCATAAACAACTACGAATCCGTAGGAAACCTTCCGAAACATTCGATATTCAATCCAGTATCCATTAGAAAATCTGGTGGTGCCGTTGGAATCGAAGACGAAAGTATAATTCCAAGAGAATATTTTATTCTGGTTCAAGAAGAAAAATTGGACAAGAAAAGAGTATTGGAAGAACTTAGAGACGGAAAGAAAATTCCTGGAATCAAACTAATAAAGAAACCATACGTAAATGGTTTAAAGGAAAGAGGTAACAAATGAACGTATACGATCCTTACGTTCCCATAGAAAAAGTGCCATTGTTCACTGGTGATGGGAGTATGCAGTCAAGGATGTTTTCCGTAAAGATGGAAGTACCATACAAAACGGAAGATGGAGACACAAAAATGAAACCACATGAGTGTGGCGTAGTTAGTGAACAATTCATGTTGATTCCAAATTCGGAAGTCAAGACGTTTTCGGATGATCTTATGTCTAATCTGCCAGGCAACTGGATGACAGGTAAAGAGATTTTCGATGGAAGCAAATACATGATGACTCAAGTCTGCAACAACGGTTTTGCAACTCATGAACTAAAAGTTGGAGACAAGATCGCAATGGGCCTGATGTGGCGTAATGCATATGACATGACGACGTCATTCTCATTTGAGATATTCATCAACGTATTGTCGTGTCTTAATGGAATGACTCATAAACTATGGTTCAACAAATTCCGTTTCAGACACACACCAAACAATGCAAACTGGAAAGAGGTTTTGGATGAGGCGAAACAGACAATAGTACTTGCTGCCGATTCAATGCCTGAATTGGTGGAAAATCTGGACAGACTCAACAATATCGAACTTGATACGACCGATAAACTGAAAAACATCAGGAAGGATTGTTTGGGTAAAGATACCTTAGGTTATACCCAATGGGGTAAAGTCGTGGACAGATTTGTCACTGAATCACCAGCAAATGGTAAAAATCATACCTTATGGGATATGACTCAAGCATGCACGCATACGTTTTGGAATAGTGGAAAAGATTCAACCAAGATCAATTCTTGGGCTGATCTGCAGACAAACGAAAAGTGTGTGCGAAAGTTGACTGCCATTAGAGAATTGACTCCAATAGCGGAATCTTAAACATTGGTGGATGTCCTGAGTGAAAGTACAAGACAATGCAAGAGAAGTGCAAAGGGCTTGTTGTTACCACCATAATATGTCAGGTATCTGACTATGCTGTTCGAAGTCCTGAGAAGTCAGACTAAGTCATTCCAGGAAACCAGACTATAAAATAGATTTGCTGGTCACTCAGTTCAGTTGATTAAAAAGCCCGACATTAGTTTTCAAGGCAGGTTTCGTTCTCGTAGACGAATTCAATGGAAGTTATGTGGAATTCCGCATCAGTTTAAAGATGCACTCGGTGGTATCATACGCTTTCAGCCTGTCTTGAGAGGGCTTAAACAAAGGAGTAAAAATGATACAAGTTACAAAAGTAAAGAAAGTATTTCATAATGCTGGAATTCAAGTTTCAACAGATGCAATAAATTTAATCAGATCCGACATAGAAAGACAAATCAGACTTATGGCTAAAAGATGTGAAAGAGGAAACGTAAAAAGACTTACGTCCGACACCTATCATATAGCTATGGGAAATCTAAAACAATATTTTGAAAAGTAAGGAGACATTATGCATCCAGAAGTAGAAAGAAAAAAGTATGTATCTTCAATACATAAAGAACTGGAAAATAGAGTGAAATGGTTGGAAACAGGTCTTGAAAACATAATAAAACATAGTTTAACAATAACCATTCAACAAATGGCTCAAGCTTATTTAGATGGGGAACCAACAACGGCTGATGAATACAACAAGGAGGAAGAATGATATTTTTAGACATATGGGAATGGGTGGCAAACCTATTCTTTTTCAGCATATCATCATTAATACTGGCAATATCCATTTTTATATGGGCTATGCTTTTAAGTATGGGAAGAAAGATTGCAACAAAAATTATCAACACCCTAACAAGGATTAAAAAATGATGAGAAACAGAACGTTGGTCAGATATTATGAAGAACTGCTGGATAAGAGAAAAATTAAAAAAAGTGGAGCAGCATACACTAGAATGCAATACTTATATCAAAAAATAAAACCAAAAAAAGGAGTAGAAAATGACAGCAAAAAAGAAACCTCAAGTAAAACTTGAAGGAGTTAAAGAAGACTTACTTAAAGTAATAGATAAACTTGATGATCTCGATCAAAAAATAACGAACGTAGCGTTTAGAGTCAAAAGACTGGAACAACGAGTCGGAATCGTATAACATGGGTCTATTCAAGAACATCAACACACTACAACAAGAAGAGGGAATGAAATCAATGGGAAGAGTTAAAGAATCATCAGTATTGTCGGAAGAATACTATAAGGAAAGAATATCCGATCTTGAATATAAATTAAGTTATATGGAATCAATTCTGAAAACTGTGAAATTATACAGCAATGAAATTTCAAATGCAGTTGATATGGATAATGACCCTGTCATCAAACTATATTCCAAACCTACAAACTATCTTAAAAATTTGAGGAGTGTTTCAGAAAAAGTTGATTGATAAAATCGGTTGATGAATGAAACGCACGGATGGCCAATTCTCCTCAAAAAAGGGTGCTGAAGCGTAGAAAAACGGACAGGCTATACATGCCTTACCTAAATCCAGATATGGTTATATAAGCTTAATGAACACGGAAAACATGAGCGTTACGCAGTGTTCACCTATAATTTATTGGGAAAGTTACGGCTAAAACCACCTTACCGTTAAATGAGCCTATCATACGCAATGCTTGACATTGCTATACGATTGATATAAAAACTACTATTGCGTGGCGGGTAGTCAGCGTGGTCTTTCCCAATAATAAACTTAATTCAGAAGGAGTTCATATGGCAAAAGCTATGAAAGTACCAGTACTTGTTATAGAACATCAGGAAGACATTGAAATGATAATGGAAGGATTGCATTTCATACAAGAATACAAGATGTACGATAAAAAAAAGGTAGAAGATCTGTTAAAGGAAGTCTACAAAATAAACAAACAATACGAAACCGAAACACAAAACAAACTATAAAAGGAGAAAAGAATGAGATATTATTGGGAAGTACTGTTCAGCACTGAATATTTTCCATATTGGGAATTTACTATGTTGATGATGTTGGCTTTACAACTGAGCATGTTGTGGAGAATGCATAGAATAGAAAATAAGATAGACATACAAAACGAATTATCACATCATATAATAGATGAAGTAGAATAATGAAAAAAGAACCAACTAACCTGTCTTGGAGACAGCAAGCAAAAAGATTTCCATACGGTAAAAATGTATTGAGA